CCCCCGCCTTCACGTTTCGCTAGCCCTGAGACTAGCCGTTGGTCACTCCTGACATGCAAGCCCAGCTCGACGGATGATCGAGCTGCAGCGTGGCCTCCATGAGCACGATGCCGCGCGTATTATCTCCCGACTTGCCCATCGGCTTGTGCTGCGGCGGACGGAAGAACCCGATCTTGGCCATCGACCGATCGCCGATCCAGTAGGCACCCGATGAGGAATAGGTGCTGATCGGGATGAAACGGTCGGTGATGACCGCGTAGAGCTGGTTGAAGGGAGTCTCGAAAACATCCACGTTCGCCACGAGCCGCTGATCCGTGGCCGCGATGTTGCGAACCTGGCCGGCGGTGGTGGTGATCGTGGCATTGACGAACTGCCGCTTGGAAGCGGGCGCGAACCAGATGGAATCCGGCTCCGCTCCGGCATTGAACAGGCTCTCCGACAGTGTGACGATGTCGGCCGTAGTAATGCCACCCGACGCGCTGGCCGCCGTGATGACCGAGAACCCTCGGAAACCGTTCATGAGCGGTGCAGTCGTCGCCTCCGCTCCGCTCGCAGATCCGTAAACAGCCGCGCTCGACGTGCCCACCAGCTGCCAGAGACGGTTCTCCAGATTCCTGGCAATGACCTTGAACTCCTTCATCACCTGGTGCTCGTACATGTCGCGGATCCCTGCCGGGTTGGAAACCCGCTCACGGTCCGAGACCACCACGTGCCGAGAGAAGATTTGCGTTCCGTTGACCAGCCTCACGGGACTGGTCAGCGTGTCGCCCGAGAAGTCGATACCTTCCGCGACGCCGGCCGTCGCCACGGCGGTGAGTGTGTCCACCGTCCACGAGTGAACGACATCGCGCACGCGAATCTTGGGAGACGACGAGAACATCGGCGTCTGGAAGGAATCCAGAATCGTCACGACGTCCGCCAAGTCCTCGTGATGGATTGCGGTAGACGTAGGCCAGAAGCCCGCGTCAAACGCACTGTACAACCCTGCTGGGGTACACTGTGCTGCTGGCATTTCCTTATGCCTCCTCCGGCTTCCCTGCCGTAGTTTTTACTGGTTCAGGAAGTCGTCGCTGATGACGTTTCTGAGACGTGCGTGTCCATAAGCGCGCGCAGCATCCTTGCTGCCCGTCCTCTGGTACTCCTCCCACGCGCGCTGGAGGTCCGCTGAGTTGCCTTGCGGCATCCGCTGAGTGTCGCCAGTCCTGCCGGAAGGAATCTGCGCTTGTGCCGACTCCTCGCGGCCGTTCTGGCCACCCTCCCTCGCGGTGCGCCTGCGGGATTCACCGAACTTGAGAAACGCGTACTCGAACGCCCCCGCCGGCTCGGCTGCGAACATGCGCTGATACGTCTCGTTGAGCTTCGGATCGGACTGGATGAACGCGGCCACGTCGGCCTCGAACTTGTTATAGTCCGGGTACTGAGAAAGCAGCGCCGTTCGAGCGTTCATGCCCTGCGCCAGAGGGGCAAAAGCCTCCTGGAGCTTGCTCGCCACGAACTCTCCCAAGGCGTCCACCGGCACCCCAAACTCGGAGAGCCGATCCTCGGGGCGCGTGCCGCGGCTGGGGACCTGCGGTCGCGGGTTCGCCAGCGACTGCTGCAGGCCCTGGTACTGCTGCTCCAACTGCTCCGCGCGCTCACGCTGCCGCTTCGCCTCGTTGCCCGATTCGCGGTAGCCCTTGACCAGGGCATCGACGCTCGGGTATCCGGCCAAATCAGGGTTCAGGTTCTCCGAAGCCTGCTGGCCCTGCTGCTCCCGTCCCTCGTCCATCACGCTTCCCTTCTCACGGGTTCGCCGTGTCTGCGGATTGGGGGTTCGCCCCATCGCTTTGGCGCGCCAGTTCGTCAACGCGCCGATTGTGATCGAACATCGCCACTTCGTTACGCCATGCCGTCAGCATAAACTCGCATTCCTGGATCTTGACGCGGATCGTGTCGTCACCGACACCTTTGTACTCGCCCATGCGTTCGGACGGATGAAGGACCAAAGCCTTCAGGGCGTCCTGAGCGCGCTTGGCCAACACCGGCTGCATGACATCATTCCAGCCACTGCTCGCCAAGATCATCCTCACCTTGCCTATCTGCTCTTCGTTCAGGGCCATCTAGGCCGCCATTCCCATCGGTTGAGGGCTCTGTGCGTTGACTAGCTGCGACAAAATGTCGGGCGAAAGTTGGTCAAGCGGCTGGCTCACAGTACCCGCTACCTGCTCGGGGCTCTGGCCCGCCTGTGCCGCAATCTGGTTCACGGCCGGCACCGCGCTTACCAGCAGCTCGTCCACGTTCTTGAAATCGAACAGCTCGAACGCCTGCCGGGCGAAGTTGGCCCAGTTCACCAGCTGCAACAGGGCGGGGTTGGCACTCATCATCTGCAGCAGGCCCATGAAGTTCTGTTGCCGTACCGAGCGGCCCAGCATCTGGCTCGCGCCCACCGCTCGGGCACGGTAGTCGGGCGCCAAGTCGTCGTAGTCCACCTCGACTGACTCGGGCTGGTAGGGAAGCCCGGTAATGGGGTTGGTGCTCGCCAGGCTGCCAAGAATCTTGACTTGGTGCGGCAGCGGCAGCCACAGGCGGTCCATGTTGCGGAAGGCGTTGGCCAGGGGCTCGATGAAGCCTTCGTCCAGGACGCGGGTTTCCAGAGAGAGTCGGGTGAGGGCGTTTTCCTGTCGGCCGAGGAACCCACGCGCCGTCTCTCGGCTCCCACCGGCCATCCCCAAGAGACTTTCCGTCTCGCCAGTGCCCAACTGCATCATCGAGAACAACTGGCCGATCTCTGCCCCTCCTACCTGCACCCCGCGCATATCGGGCGAGAGCGGACGAATAGTCGTGTCGTCCGCCGGGCCATCCACCAAGATCACGCGGCCCGCGCGAGAGAAGAGGTTCTGTACGTTCAGGTTGGCCGTGTTGCTCGCCACCAGCTGCGGGTCCACCAAGAGGTCGATCGCGTCCAGGCGCTGGTTGTTGATGCGGTTGGCCGTCGCCGCCGGCCCGTAGGCCACCTCGGCCTTGCCTACTCCGTCGAAGCTGTAGGGATCAGACATCGGGGAATATGCCCCAAACGGCTTCTGCTGGTTCGGCATCGGCCCTTCGCGGTTCTTCAGCACCACCCGCTCATTGGCGATGGCGACACAACGGTGCCGGATGCCGTCGCTGGCGAACTCGGAGGGGACGAGGCCGTGCATCTCCCAGATTTCTACCGGCTTGGAAAAGCGCTCCCGCATCCGCGCCTCGTAGTCGTATTCGTTCCGGAACGTGACGCGGCGCGCGTTCCACTCGCCGTAGGCGGAGCCCGATAGGGGGAAGTCCTGAAGTGCTTTGACCGCCGCCGGGTCGAAGTAAGGATAGGGCCCGGACGCGTCGTCCATCATGTTGTCCCAGTCCAGCCAGTAGCGGTGGATGACCCAGTCCATGTCGTCGATGCGCTTGCGCGCGGGCTGCTGCCAGAAGTCGAGCCGGTCGACGGTCTCCCAGGTGGGACCATTGAAGAGTTCCGCGGTGCTCTCGTAGACGACCGGCACCGAGAGGCCCGGGGCGATCGACTCCAGCTTGCGGTAGCGGTTCTTGCGCGTCAGGTTCTTCCAGCCCCAGCGCGCGACGGCCGTGCCGCAGATGTCCGCCTGCAGGCAGAAATCCACCGCCCGCACCACCGAGTCGGCGTCCTTCATCTGGGCGGAGACCAGGACTTCGTTGCGCTTGGCCCTCGCCACGTCCTCCGGAGCGTAGCCCTCGAAAGAGACGATCGGCCATGTGCCGAAAGAGGTTTGGACCTTTCTGGCAACGTCCGACTGGATCATGGCGAAGATGAAGGGGAGGCTGATGTTGTTGCGGAACTGGGAGAGACGGCCCTGCCAGACGCCGCGGTAGGCGTTGTAGTAGCCGTGAACCTTGGAGAAGACCGTGGAGTTGTAGCGGAGCGAGTCTTGGCGACGCGAATCCACCAACTCGATCAGGCGGGCATCGAACATGCCCGCCGAAGAACGGCGGTCCTTTGTGCTACTCCCTGTGGGGTAACTGCCGGTCGCCATCCTTGGCGCCCTCCTCAACCGTCCGTTACGTTATGGGACGGCGTTTGTCAAGTCAATAAGCTAGATTTTGGGTCTCGGGTCAACCTCCGCCTCTCCCTCCTTGAGCGAATCGGCGAACAGCTGGTCCAGTTCGGTCAGCAGCTTGTTGCGTTGCTGATTCAGGGCGTGCAGCCGCGCCACGGTCGGCGCATCCAGCGCCTCGCCTTCGGCCGCCGCGCGGTGGACCATGTCCTGGATCATGAAGAGCTTGACGTTGGTAATCGAGATTTTGTCCACCAGGCTGCCGATGGTTTCGCTCACCCCACCACCTCCGCGACAGACTTCGGACGGCGGAACGTGGCTCGGAGCTCGGGCCACGTCTTCCTAAGCTCCGCCTCCGTGTCGTTGATCGAGTTGTGGGCCAGGTTGTCCCAGATCCGCTTGGGATGATCGCCGATAGGGTCATGAACCCTGACGCAGGGAATCTTGAGCGCCCCGGCCAGCGAGGCGACACTGGATCCGGTGCCGATAACAAGGTCCGCCCCGGCCATCAACTGCGCCAGCTTCAGAAAGTCGCCCTGGTCGTCGAACTGGTGCCACTGGGGATAGGTTCGCAGCCCAATCTCGCGGTCGCGACTGCTCCCGACCCAGACGATTTCGTTGAAATCGTCGTCCAACTGGCGCGCGATCGAAGCGAGGAACTTCCAAAACCCGGGCGTGCTCTTGGTGTGAATGCAGATCGGTTGCCCGTGCAGTACGCAGCGGCCCAGCGGGCGCGGCGCTTCCGCGCTACCGGGGATCTCCCGAACCCCGCATGGCATCGGTTCCACGTGGAACACGGGCGTATGGGCCAACTCCTCGTGCGAGACCGTGACCGGCACCTTCGCCTGGGCGAAGGCTTCCAGCGTCAACGGACGGGCTGGGAAGGAGCGCAGACCGAGGTGGTAAACCGTGCGGTTCTCGTATTCAGAGGTCGGCAGGTTGAAGTGCCAAGGCTGGCCGCCCATGTTCCAGTTCTCGATGCCGGGCTTGAACTCCACTTTCTCCACACACGCCTGCGAGGCGAAGAGGGGCGCTACGAGCTTGCAAGTCTGCTCCTCCAGCCAGCAGGTGAACTTCTGCCCGGTTTTCTTCGCCCACCACCAAGCCACCGGCCATTGGTGGAGCGCGTCTCCGGCCTTGCCGCTAAACGTCATGACGGTCTCGCTCATGCTTCCTCCGCTAGCTTGTAAAGATCGTTGTGTACGTTTCTCGCGACCATCCGATAGCCGTGCTTGTAGAGGTAGGGATATTCGTGTCCCGAGTCCCATGCTTCGCTGACGATCACCCTCGGCTTCCAGCGCTCCAGGTCGCAGCCCTTGAGAACCTCCAGTTCTCCACCTTCAACGTCCACGCACAAGGCGTCCAGGCGCGGGAACTCCCACTTGGCCAGGAGTTCATCGAGCGTTTTGACCGGCACCCTGATCTTCTTCCACGGCAAACCAGCTTTTTGAGGGTCGGCCCACTTGCGCACCAGCGGATGCTCGGCGATTTTGAGAGCGGAGAAAGACTCCGGATTCTCCTCGTTCACGTGGAACTCTGCGGAGTCGGCCGACCGATCCGAGCAGGCGCACATTTCCACCCACATGCGTCGCTGCTTCAGCGCGGGGCCGAAGTCTGGATTGGCCTCGACGCACAGAACGCCCCAGTAGTGAACCTTCTCCAGCGACCACGTGGTGCTAATCGAGATGCCATCCGAGGCGCCGACGTCGACGCACCACCCGCGATAACCGGGCTCGAACTGATCGATGATCCACTGGGAAAGATGCCCGTTGGGGGGCCGTTCTTTGGGGCTCATATCGTCATCGCCGACCGCACGCGCTCGACCACGGCGGGCAGGCGGGTGGACACAAACTCAAAGAACGCCTGCGCGTCTGCGTTCCTGACCGATTCGCTGACCATCTCGATCTTGTGCGGGTGGTGAATGGCAAAACCGTGGCTTGGGGCGTGGACGATAGCGGACATTTCGCCGATCAGGCCCGTGATGATCGGCCAGCAGTAGTGGTAACAGTCCGGACAGGCGAACCAGCCTACCGCCCGAATCCACTCCGCGGTCACGAACGGCATGTCCACATGGTTGCCCTGGTTGTGAAACGGGGAAATGACACAGATCCGGTTCGGGAACTTGCTCGCGGCTTCCAGCGCCCATTCGTCCCACGCCGGAACCGTCAGGCGAGCGTCATCCGTCACCAGCCCGTAAAGGTCGTAGTTGGGATGTTTGTCGACCAAGACATTGGCGGCGGCGACGGGTCCTATGCGCGGCCCGACGATGCGTTGGCCAGCCGGCTCCTGGCCGTTATAGAGCTGCGCCTGGTCCTCGTCGACGTAGGCTAGAACGTCGGCGTCGCTGGTTTCGCGCACCGAGAGACGCAGTTCCCTCAGTTCCTGGGACCGCCCCCGGCTCGGACACAGGACGGCGACCCTGCCGCTGCTCAAAAAACCTCCCGAAGGCGCCGCAGATCGTGACCGAAGTGGTTGGCAAAGTACTCGTAGAGACGCACGATGTCCTGCGGGTACTTGTCCCGATTCATCTGGTGGACCATGTCGTGGTCGTACCAGAACTCGCCGGGGCTGGCCTGCACCATGCTCTGGGTCGCCTCGCCTAGCGCTGCCAGGAGCGAGTTCCAGCCCCAGTGGTAAAGAGAGGGATGACAGTACCAGCCGAGCGCTTCCACCCATTCGCTGCTCAGAAAGGGGAAGTCCACCTCGTAAACTGAGTGCGCTGGGGCCACGGCATGAACGCCGTTCTCTCCCAGTCTTTTGAGCACGCAGCTATCCCAGCCCGCCACCGTCACGCGGCAATCGTCGCAGAAGAACCCATAGGCCTCGAACCCGGGATTCTTGCGGAGCAGATGGTTGGCCGCGGCGCAGGGACCGAGGCGCTCGCCGAGCGTCACGGAGAGTTGCTCCGGAGTCCGCTGATCGAAGCACCACTGGTAGAGTTGGCGCTGATCGCGGTCAATGTAGGCCAGCAGCTGGGTGTCGGGAGCCGTCTGGATGACGCTCCGCAACAGGTCGGCCAGGTCCTTGGGCCGGTCTCGGCTGGGGCACAGTATCGCCACACGCTTCATGCGGCCATTGCCTTTCGGATCTTGCTAATCGTCGCCCGCCGCTTGCCGATGCACCAACCGAAGAACTGCACGCAGTCTTGCACAAAGGGCCCCACGTTACGATCGCTCACCGGCCGCTCGTGATAGACCAAGAACTGCTCCGGCGTGGCATAGACGATCTTTGTAGCCTCTCCCAGTATCTCCAGCACGGTGTCCCAGACGTAGTTCTGCGTGTCCGGGCAGGCCAGCCAGCCCAGGAGGTCGATCCACTGACGTGAGACAAACGCGAAGTTGACGAAGTCCCCGCCGTTATGGTGCGCGGAGACGACTCCCAGGCGGTTCGGAAAACCATCAACTGTGTCGATCATCCAGCGGTCCCAGCCGGGCGTGAGCACGCGCGAGTCGTCCGGCAGCATGCCGTAGATGTCATAGTCGGGCTCCAGCTCTACCAGCCGGTTGGCCTTGGCCGCCGGTCCGCCGGGCTCTCCCAAATGCCAGACCGCTGGGCCGCTGGATAGCACTTCTCGGTAGAGCCCTGCCTGGGGCCGTTCGACGTAGGTGATAACGGCGGCCCTCTCCGAGGTGTTCTTGACCGATTCGATCAGCTTCGCGAGTCCCTCTGGGTTCCCGCGGCTCGGGCACAACACCGCTATGCGGCCGTTGCTCATACGCAGAACTCGATGTTGGGAAGCGGGAAAACCAGCGTCGCACCCTCCTCCATGATGGCGCGCTCTCGCTCCAGGAACTCTTGCTTGAACGCCCACGGGCCCACCAGCACGTATCCCGGCTTGGCGGCGCGGAAGTCAGCCTCGCTCACAATCGGAATGCCCGTGTTGCCGAACCGCTTGCCCCACTTGGCTGGGTTGCGATCAGCAATGCCGATGAACATGTCGTTCCTACCCAGATAGCCCAACAGCGTGCCCAGTTTGGTCGAGGCGCCGTACCCCCACAGCGGGCGATAGCGCATCAGGTCGCTATCCAGTATCTGGCGCATCTGCTCACGCCAGCGGGCGACTCGGCGAGCGAACGCCTGCACGTCACGAATGCTCACACGCCGGTGCCCTTCCGGGGTCACCGAGGGCCTGCGCCCCAACTTGGATGCGAATACCCTGACACTTCCCCCGTTCACCTCGTTGTAGGTCACCTGTGTGATAGAGAGCCCGTGACGCCGGTACATGTCTTTCAAAGAGGGTAGATCGTAGTAGCAAAGGTGTTCGTGGACGACCGAGTCGAAGGCGTTGCGCCGCAGCATGGTGGGAGAATCATTCAGTTGGTTCACCCAGACACCCTGGTCGGTGAGCGTGCGGGAGATATCCTCGACAAAAGCGTTGGGGTCGTCCAGGTCGTAGAACATGGCCGCCGAGGTGATGACGTCGGCCTGGAACTCGCCGTTTCGGGTCAGGTGCTTACGCGAGAAGTATTCCGGGATGACGACGCCGGCGTGCTCGTGGAGCTGGGCGGTAAAGGTCGCGGCCGGCTCACAGGCAACTTTCCTGAAAGTCACCGGCACCTTGGAGAGCAGCGTGCCGTCGTTGGCGCCGATGTCGAGCCACGTGCCCTTGCGTACGAGCTCGCATGCCGAGAGCACCAGGTCCTGTAGCGCGTCTCGCATTGTTTGGTTCACCGAGGAGCGGTAGTAGTACTGCCTGAACACCAGGTCGGGATCGACGCTGTGAAGCAGTTGCAGGAGCCCGCACATGCCACACTGAACCAGGTGGAGTGGGGCTTCGGGAATCTTCTCGTCGCCGGCCTCCGGGAAGCGCGGCAACGCCTGCAGGCCAAGGTCCAGCACCGAAACCAGCGTTTTTGATTCGCATGCGCGGCAGGTTTTTCGTTCCTGGCAGATGGCCGTCTGGGGCTTGCTCTCGGTGGCTTCCATACCTGCTCCTCAGTTGGTGAGGGGTTCCCTCGGCACCTCGTTTCGCCAGCGTCTGAGATCGTCGTCTTCGAAGTCCCGTGGATTGAGCCCGTCCATGCCGATCAGCGTGGCGCCCTTCTCCCAGGGTGACCTTTGCTGATCGACGCGGCGCATCGGCTGGTAGAGTTCCGGCTGGAAGGCGTCGGAGTGGGCGTCGGCCCAGTCGATTTTGGTGCGCGGGTTCACCGCATACTGGCCGATCTTGGCCATCTGCTCCATGAGCCGTTCCGCTCCCGGCGCACCCTTCAACACTCGGACGTGCCCGTCGACCCAGAAGCTGCTGGCGGTGCTCAAACGCGCGTATTTTTTGGTGTCCCCACGCTCAAACTCCAGCAGGCCGCCGCCCGGAAATGGCTCGCCGGCGTCGGCGAAGCGATTCCTCAGTGCCATGTTCCAGACCCCCTTCTTTCCTGCCCGGGTGGTCTCGTCGGTGATCCGGAAGATCTTCCGCCCCTGTCCCCGATAGCGCTGACAGCAGGCGACTAGGCGAGTGGCGAAGTCCTCCGCGCGCCAGACATGGGAACCATGCCCTTCGATCACGTACACGTCTCCGGAGCCGTTCCTCGGGTAGCCGTGGACGATGAATACCGTTTCGTCCTTGCCGGCGATCTTCTTGCCATCGGAAAAGGCCGTATCGCAGCAGATGGCGAACCGCAGCGCTGACCACGGAACCTCTTTCGGGTCGATCCAGCACTGCTCGATCTGCTCCTTGGTGAGCGGGTTGTGGGCCGAGATCGCGGGATCGTTCATGACCTGGGAGGCATAACGCATAGCGTTGGTGTGCTGATAGGACTTGAGGCCCCCTTCGGACCAGACCTTGGGGTGGGTGGGCTTCCCTTGTCGGTCTCGTGCGGCCATGAAGTAGACGTGCCACTCGCCCCCTTCCTCGGGGCGGAGCGAGTCGGTCTCCATGCCTTCTAGGCTGGCGACTCCGTCGTCTCTGAATGCGACGCCAAAGTGGTCCTCGTCGTCGTAGCGAGTGTTGTGGACAACGTAGCCATCACAAATGAATGAGCGGCTTCCTTCAACCGTCAGGTCCCAAACCTGGCATCTGCCAGCAGGCTCGACCGACACCACCCGGTCCAGGCGGAAGTTGTCGCCAATCTTTCTGGCGGCCCTGGCCTCTTGTCGATAGGGCCGGTTTCCACCGTCGGTATCCGGTCGCTCCTGACATCCGGACGTGGCGAAGTTGAAGTTGCTGGCCGAAGTCTTAGAAAGGATGCGCTCTCTGGAGCTTGGAGCCTTGATCCATCGTTCTCTCTCCGGGCGCTCCATTCCAACCCTGACGCCGCATATCCTGGCCAGCAGGCGAAGGTCGCGGATGAGGTCGGAGTTTGAAATCTCCACCGACCAGCTGTCGTCTCCGCGCTTATTCTTGTGACCATCCGCCTCACAGAACCCCCTGAGGAAGGCAATTCGGTTCTCGTTTGTGTCGCAGAACACCCAGGTTGGTACGCGCTTCGTCTTGGCTCCGCCGACGAGTCCAAGATATCGAAAGGACTGGGCCGCGGCCCGGCTATTACAGCGGACGTATCCGAAGGCCGTCCGATGAAACTGGCTATCCGGAATCCAGTCCTCAAGGACGGAGATGATTCGCTCGCTCAACGCTTCGTCCTTGGACAATGCGATGCAAGCGTAGTCGGCGTTCTTGCCGATCCATCCATCTCCCATGATGACACCACAGAGCCAGGCCAGATCTTTCGTGACCCATGGCAGTTCCGTTTTCGACGGAGCTTCCTTCACGGTCACGACAAGGTCTTTATGCTTGAGGGCATCGGCCCGAACCCACGACAGATCGCCGTTGCGTGCGACCAAGAACGGGTGCCACGGAGTACAGCGGAGGGTTCCGGACTTCGTGGTAACCAGCACCGTCTCCGCCGTCCCCTGGTCAATGCTGGCCTCGACTCGACGAATCCCGGTCCGACCGTTCTCGTCAATGGTGTAGACCGTTTCCCCGGCCACCACCGTCTCAATAGGCTTCCATGAGCCCTCCGACATAAGAATCGGCCGACCCACTTCAATACAGCCAGGCCAGACCAGTAGCCCGTCGCTCTGGAGCACAGGGATCAGGGACGAGACCTGAGAGTTGACGGTGGCGAGCCAGTCGGTATCGCTCTTCAAGCGCTCGTAGCTCACCGGATCGTCGTAGAAGATGGCGTCCGGGTGAGCGCCGGTGATCGAGGTTTCGACGCCGAACACGCCGAGGGAGGGGTCCTGGCGGGCCGTGTTCTTGCGGGCGGCGTGGACAACCTCCCTGCCGGCCCAGGTACGCGCTGTTCCAGCCCAGTTGCCGTAGAGCTTGGTCCACAGCGCGTAATGGTCCGATCCGTCCACCACCGCCTTGATCGCGGCCAGCATCTTGCCGGCGTTGGCCGTGTTCTCGGAGCCGGTATAGGTGCTGATCTCGGGGTCTCGTAGGTGGAGCCATAGTTGCCCGGCGCGAGTGATGAGCGTCGTCTTGCCACCCTTGCGGTGCATGATGACCGCGAGTTTCTTCTGCTTCCGAGAACCCGCTTTACGCCACGACTCCCACTCCTCGACATGTTTCTGGAACCAGCGTGCCAGCGGCTCGTGAATCTCGGGCTCAATCCAGCGGTTGCCGAGCGGGTTGATGCCGTAGCCGAAGGCATAGAGGAAGAATGTCCAGAAGTCGCGCCGGCATAGGTCCCGCATCAACTCGATCTCGGCCAAGCCGTCCCAGGGGTGCTTGACAAAGCGGCCGGGGCGGACGTTGCGCCGGGCCAGGTTGCCGAGCGGCTGCTCGATCTTGGGGACCGGACCCGGGGGTTTCACCGGGCTAGGGATTTTCTTGGCCGAGATCACGGTTCGCTCGCAGGCGCCTCGAGCTCGGCGGTGGCGGCGTTGGCTTTCATCTGCTCGCGATCGAGATACATGCGCGCGGCCATGCGCTGGAGCCATTCGGTCTGAACGGCGACACCTCTACCGCGGGGATAGCCGGGAGGCGTGCTGCCGCGCTTGATCTCCGGGAACTCCCGATAGAGCCTGCGAACGGTGCGGATCTTGAGCGCCTTCTCCCGCAGCTCGGCGGGCAGCTCGTCCATCATGATCTTGGTCACGGTCGACACGTCCAGCCGGGCCTGGGGAAAGGCGCGCCGATAGGCTACGCGGATGATCTCGTTACCGTAGCCTTTCATGAGGCGCACCATGCGCTGCACGATCTCGTCGGGCGCAAGCGGCTCTGGGAGCGTGACGCTGCCGGCGTCCATCGAGGACAGCATGCGAATGGCCCGGAAGCGATCTGGGCCACCCTCCTCGTCGCGCGCCATTGCCGCCAGCATGTCGCGGATCTCGTCCATAGAGAGGTGGGCGGGTTTGGCGTCGACTGTCATGGTTGCGACAACCCCCTAGGTGGCGATCAGCCCGTGCGTGCGAAGCCGGGCGAGCAGATCGTTGAGCCGGGCCATTGTGCTGGCGGGATCGGTGGCGTCGGCGACGGCGGCGCCCTGTGCGCCGACAACCGCCGTTCCGTTCACGCGCAGCACCTTGCCCGCGTCGAGGTTCGCGTCTGAGCCTAGACCATAGTAGCCGTCAGTCGCGCTGGTCTTGTTTCCAGCTACAACTGTTCTCGTGCCAGAGTCGGTGAGCTGGGTGCCATTTCCAAGACAGATGTTCCCCGACACTTCGCTATCCGTGGGTGCGCCAGTCGTGATGAGAATGCCAGTCGTTGTGTTCCCGAGGCAGGTATTACCCCCAACGAGTGTTTGCGTTGTAGTTGCAACGGTGCCGTCCACCGCGATGCCGTGTCGCTGGTTGCCCTGGCACAGATTGCCGATGATCTGGTTACCTGTGAGCGTACCCGCCGCGCTTCCATCTATAGCGATGCCATCTCCATTGCTCCCGCTGCCCGTATTGGCAATGGATGTATTGCCGATGATCTTGTTGTAGTTAGCCGTTTGTCCGGCTGTTGCCCGAACAATGATGCCTTGTGCTCCAGATGCGGAAACTATGTTTCCAGTGACCGAGTTGTAGTCAGCGTTGGCACCTGAGACCGCAGAAATCAGGATTCCCCAACGGTCTGTCGCACCGCCACTGCCGCCGTTAGAGCGCACGACGTTGTCAGAAATAACATTGCGCTGGCCATTGACATCAATCCCATTTGCTGAGTTCCCCGTAACTATGTTATCGGACACCACGCAGTCGGTTGTGTTGGAGGCTATGAATATGCCTTGCTGGAGATTGTTGCGGATGATGTTGTTACGGATGATCCATCGAGCAGACGAACCGCCCGTGTTGATCCCAGCATCGCCCCACTGCTCAATGATGCAGTCCTCGACGGCCACATCGGTGGCGTTGCCTGAATCAAGCCCTGCGTTACCGGCCGATGCCGCGTTGGGCCCGCGCAATGTTAGGTGCGCCATGCGCGAGCCGGTGGAGATACCCCATCCATCGTGGCCCGTGGCCGTTGTTAGAATGATCGTCAGATCACGCCCAGCACCTATGAGGTTGATCTTTTTCCCGATCGAGGTTAGGCTAGATGTGATCTTGTAACTACCGGCCGGAGCGAACACATTGCCGTCCGTGCTCGCATCAATCGCCGCCTGAATCGCCGCTGTGTCGTCGGTGACGCCGTCGCCCTTGGCGCCGTACGCCTTCACGTCGTACCACGGGGCGCCACGGAAGTACGTATCGCCGTAGATGGTGGTTTCTCCCGCCTCGTGCTTGATGAGCGTCACGCCGGCTGGAACGGTGGGAATGGTGATGGCGGCGTTGCCCGGATAGACGTGAACCACGCCGTTGCTGCCCGCGTAGGCGATGGCTGAAGTGATGCCCGCCAAGTCACCGTCAAAGCTGCGGGCGGTGAAATCCCGGGCAGTCATGGCCCAAACTCCAAACGATCCGCCTGACATCCTATCCTCCGTAACCGGGCTCGGTGACGATCAGTGTGCCCGCGAATCCGAACGGAACACCGCGAGCGGCAACTGGCGTGCCCCACAGGAGCGAGACAGTGCGGTGCATAGTGCGGCGCGGCAGCTTATGGCGCGGGAATGCTTCGCGGCATTGTGGGCAGCGGTAGTAGTCGACGGGCGCCTTGAGTCCGGGGCCCGTAACAGGCTCCGCGCACGATGGGCAGTAGCTTTGCTCGAACGGCATCTAGGGCAACTCTTCCCGGATCGTGGCTCCGCGAGACGCCTCGATGCTACCGCGCAAGCTCCACAGACAGCGCTCGGCATCCTCGCGCTTCAAAAACGTGCCGATCGTGTAGGTCTCGCCGGGCCGCAGCGTCTTCTCGACGAGCCACGGGAAGTCCGGGAACTCCGGGTTGCCGGCGTAGTAACTCGCCGTGCCACGTGTAATCTGAAACGTCATCGCTTCACCGCTTCACCGCTTCACCGGCGAACGGACTGCTTGATGCGTCTGACGCCTTCCTTGACCTTCTCGACGGCGATGCCCGACTGGCGCTTGAGCTCGCCAAAGCCGGAAACCACGTCCTTGACGACTCGTTCGGCCGGCGACGGTTTGCGTTGCTTGGGGCTCGGCCTCTTGGCCCACTCCTTGTGAATCGCCATGCTACCCTCCCTGGTAAGCAGAACGATCGGTCTTCAGGCTGACTTGTCCGTTTCCTTGAAGCCGATCATCATAGAACCCTCGATTTGAGGTGGTGGGTTGCGGCGTCTGCGTCTCCGCTCGGACGCTTCCCCTAGCGCGCGGAAGAACTTATCAACCACCGATTCCTGCTTGAGGGGTGGCAGGACGTTACGGATGGCGATGTCGCGGTCGATCTTCTCGCGCTCTCGCATGAGTTTCTTGGGGTCGGTTCTCTTGCCGGGGTGTTCCTTCTTCATCGCGCGGCCCGCTTGGGCTTAAGCCGTCGGGCCAGCTTCTTGATCGCCGCGATTGGATTATCGAGGCCCGTGGGCAGGTTTTCAACCTCGGGGTGGGCGCCTGGCTGGATGCCGCCGCCTTGCTGGACGGCACGCTCGTAGCCGCTCGACAACGCTGTGGGTCGGTGACGCACGACGACCTGCTTCTTGTCCGGCTTCTTCGCGTCTTTCATCGCGCGCTCCGCTTAGGTTTCTTGCGAGGGATATCAGCACCGGACTCGCGCGCTTCATTCAACGCGATCGCGACCGCTTGTTTCTGGGGGCGTCCGCTCTTCACCAGCTCGGAGATGTTCGCGCTGATGGTTTTCCGCGACTTACCCTTTTTGAGAGGCATCCTTGCCCCTTTCCTTAGGAGGGTCTCAGGTCGATGATCGGTGCGGGCGGCGTCGTGTCGGGGATCCCCTTTACGGCGACGTTGGACCACGCGCTCCAGTTGGGAACTTCGTCGGCGCTACGAATGACGAAGTAGTAGGTCCGGCCGGTGGTGAATCCGCCGGCGGGCGATACGACGACGCTTTGAGCGCTGCCCGCGATCAGCGGCGTGGGCACACCGGCCACCGCGGTGGCTGCCGCCCACCAGGCATCCTTGGCCGCGGTCGAAGTGGTATCGGGCCGTGTGATGGACCAGCGAAGATCGTAACGGCTGGCGGTGCCGACGTTGCCGTCGTCGCCAGGGGCGGTCCATGAAAGCGCGATGCTCGCGACCTGGCTATGCGCTGGAAACGGCACGACAAACAACAGCAGCCCCAAGAGAACCAGTACCACGAGCGCCGCCAGGATGGCCCTCACCTTGCCCTTTCCACCTCCTTGACCGGAGACTATCCCTCCTTGCTCACCTTGTCTAGGGCTGTTCCTCGGGGCCGGCGATATCGGGCGGTTCAGTAACGGCGCGGTGAACGAGGTCGCCGCACGACGACTGTCCGCCCGGCAACCACTTCCCGGCACCACACCAGTGGTGTTGTCCTGCCACGGTTTCACCAGCGCGCTTGACGGCTTCCTCGGCACTCGTGGTCGTCCAGGCGACCGCCCAATCGTTACAGGTCTCCCACTGGCGCCAGTTAGGGAACGCCAGCACCGCCGATGCAGCCTGGATGGCGGCCGAGGCTAGCTTTGGAGAGAGGCGTGCAAACCTGCGCTCCTTGATGAGCGCCTGCGTGAGCTGGTGGGTGTGGCCCCGGTGACGGAGCTCTCCCTCTGGGTTCCAGCAGCCATCGGCGAGAAAGGCTCCCGGGGCTTGTGGCTCGGAATGTCTCTGCGGCGGCGGGCGACGGGTCATCGGTAGAGTCCGATCAGGCCCCAAATCAGTGCCCCCCAGAAAAGAGCACAAAAGGCCAGCGCAACGAGCCAGGAAACTGCCCGGTAGCCGTCAGGCGTCACGTCTGCACCTCCGGTGCGTATTCGTCCTTTTCCTTGCCCATCGTCCATGCCACTGCTTCGCGCGCCGTCGTCACCGCCGGTGGTACACGAAGCCAGTAGTCCTTAAATGAGCCGTCTGGTTCCGGAGTGCTGTTCACTACGAGCACCATACACAGATCGCTGTCGTCCACGCGCGGCTTGCGGTACAAAGCGCCGAAGTCATCCTGGTGTACCAGCGTGGCGCCCGAGTCCACGATGTAGCGTGCCGATCCGTAGCGCTCGATCATCACGCGGCGCACTTCGACATTCTCCTCCGCGTCGATGTGCGTCAGCGTGATCCATTCCGGCTTAATGATTACAAACGCTGGCACCAAAACGCCGTGCCAGAAATAGAACCGCTCCAGGTCTGATTCCAGCGCCGCGCCAAAGGCATTGTGGGGTCTACGTGAACCGTTGACGACTTCGGTATGAAGGACCGGCTTGGCGACCCAATAGAGAGTATCCTCCGTCCAGTAAAGGAACCACGCGCCGGCCAGAAACGCGTCGTAGAGGGGCTTGGACCAGCGCAGCACGCTGGGTTTGTCAAGTTCGACCGCACCAATGTGGGTTGTGGCAAACCATGAAATCTCCGACCACCACCACCAACCACGGTGCATGCACCAAGAGACAAATCTGTGCATAGCAGTTGTCTCGCGGGCGTCGCTGGCGTCGCTGGCGGCGCGGGCGTCGAGGGCGGCGCGGGCGTCGAGGGCGTCGCTGGCGTCGTGGGCGACGCGGGCGTCGCTGGCGGCGCGGGAGTCGCGGGCGGCGCGGGCGTCGAGGGCGTCGCTGGCGTCGTGGGCGACGCGGGCGTCGCTGGCGGCGCGGGCGTCGCGGGCGTCGCGGGCGGCGAGGGCGTCGAGGGCGGCGCGGGCGTCGAGGGCGGCGAGGGAGGCGAGTCTCTTGGCCTGCGTCTGTGGCGCGCCTATCGCTCTCGCGTGCTCCATCAACGTGGCGTTCACTCGGTCCTCATCCAGCGGTCGGGGCCAATTCGCGCAGGCCGCCTTATAGCGCTCCAGCAGGTCGGTCCGGTTCATGTCGTACTTCCCGTCATCTGCGACAGGCGGTAGAGCACCTGCTGCCCGGCGGCGTCGGTGCCGATTGTAAGCAGGGTCGCGGTGGCGGTGGTCATCGCTGCCCACACACTGGCCACGGCAGCGTCCCGTCGCCCCATAGCACTACCGCGTTCTGGTACTTCAGCCACGCCCGCTCGGTGTTCACCACGGGATCGTTCCAGCCCTCAAACCAGTAGTCGAGCTGCCACCAGCCGTAGTGCGGTGCCGAGTTGTAGGCGCCGGCTCTCCCGCCGCTCTCGCAGAGGACGGTCGCCACGGCCCAGCCGCAAGGCCAGGTGTAGCGCGGCGCGCAGACGACATCGGCTACGGCACCCTCTTCTGCCAAGGCCGCGTCCGCGTCGCCGGCCAGGTCCGGCCGTAGTACGGCTGGTGGCCGTTGCGCCG